CCGGCATGGAGCCGATAGGAGCATCGGGTCGGCCGGCCACCCCTAGCGGCGTCATGACAGAGGTTCTCGGCGCATCTTCAGGCATCCAACCTGCGGCCTTGACCCCTTGTGACATTGCCGTTCCATACTCGCTGGGCCTCAAGCCACCTTCCATCGTCTTGGCCGGCTCAAGGTCCATATTCTCCGGCGCATTCCTCCGAAGGAACTCCCCCAAAGCCGCCGCCTGATCCGGAGTGGTGCGAATGTAGTCAAGCGCCTCCTGACCAGTCAGAGGTTCTGGTTGGTTTGCACCGCGATACGTCTCAGCCTCTCTGCTTGTACGGTTAGCCCAATCCCAGATGTTGGACGCTGCGCCGTGCATGAAGTCAGATGCCCCGGGCTGCTGTGCGAATGCAAGACCATAGGATAGAGCCTCCGGAACAGCCGAAAGTGCTCTCGCTCCAACGGCGCCTGCCGCCATCGGGAACGTCTTTGTCGCAAAGCTGTATGCCGGGTGAAGGGTGCGGGCAAGCCAATCGCCCCGGCTTTCATTCTCTGCAGGAATGTCAGGCAGAAACACGCCTTCAGGCGAGGCTTCACCAGTGCTTTCATCGGTTTGGATGGGGAAAAGGCCGAAGCCATACCGGCTCGGGGGCGGCTCAGGCGGCACACCTAGACCGCTGGGGAAATTCAGACGATCAGGCGGCAGGATCGACCCGCGCCGAATTGCGTCCGCTTCTTCGCGGAGCCTAGCTTCTTCGGCCGCTTTTTCAGCAGCAATCTGCGCGTCCATCTGCGAAGGGAAGCCGCCATCGGCATAGCCCACCCGGCCGCCGCGCTTCAGCGTGGCGATGGTGGCGGCAATCTTCAGGATGTCCGCGAGACCGCTGCCGCTCTGGCCAGTCTGGATCGGCGCGGTGGGCATGGACGGTTTGTCCTTCGGCGCCTCCGTGGCGACCTTGTCCATGTACCCGACGGGCGCCGGGGCGACGCCGGTGGGCTTCTGCTCCAGATAGGCGGGTCCGCCATCAGCCCGGCCGATCCGGCCGCCACGGGCACGCTCGCTCAGGGTCTTCACGGACGTTGCCATGCTGCTGATGTCCGCCATCGGATCGGGGCCGGGCGCCGAGGAGATTTCCGGAACCATCATCTGGGCCGGAGCCAGCCCGCCCACGGGGACATAACCAGTCGGCGGTACGTAGGCGCCAGCGTTCTGCATGGGCTGCATCATCGAGCTGTATGGCATGCCAGAGGTGATGCCGCCGTCAGCCTTGCCAATCCGGCCGCCACGGGCGGAGCCGGTCAGCTCGCGCTGCGTCGTGGTCGACCCGAAATTCGGTCCGATGGCGCCGGTGATGTCGGCGAGGAACTGGGCCGTCTGGAACGGATAGGCCTGCTCCTGCAGGAACTGGTTGTAGAGGGCGGTGAGGCCAGCCTGCTCGGTCTGCTGCTGCAGGGTGCCGGCGTTGATCTGCGCCTCGCCTCCAGCCAGCCCGGCCGCCTGATAGCCGGTGCCAAGGTTGCCCATGACGCCCGCAGCCTGTAGCTGGCGGTCGAGGTTCGCCTGATCTGCGGCCAGCTGAACGCCTTGCTGCTGCTGCGCTGCCGCAAGGGCCTGATTGTAGTTGGCAGCGTTCATCTCGGCCAGCGTCGACCCCATCGCAAGGTTCTGCTGCTGGGACAGGTTGGCCGCCGCGATCCCCGCGCGATCCCCGCCAAACGCACCAGACGACGTGGCAGTGCCAAGGGCGCCGGACTGCGCCTGCTCATTCGCCTGCCCCATCAGCGCCATCGTCGAATTGATGACGTCCTGCTGGTAGGGGTTCATGAACTGGTCGATGTTCAGCTCGCCCGGCGTGGCATACCCCGTGCCAGCCATCGCGGCCTTCATTGCCTGATCGTAGTACGGCTGATAGGAGTTCGCCGCAGCATTGACGCCAGAGATGCCCAGCTGCTGCTGGGCATTGATCTGGGCGACAAAGTCAGCGGGGTTTTCCGAGTACGTCTGGAATGGCTTCGATGCTGCCGTGTTTGCAGCGTCGAACACATTCCGGTACTGGTTGACGACCTCGTCCGGAGCTTTGATCTCCGAGCTGATATTCTGCGCTGTGCCGCCCATCAGGAGCCTCCTTCGGCCACGTCGTCGAGGCCCGTTTTTCCGCCGTAGAGGAAGTATACACCAGCTGGCTTACCAAAGACACGCTCATAGAGACGGATTTTCGCCTCTGTGCGCGAGTTGGATAGGACGCCGATGGCCATTGGCACTCCAAGCTCTTCCGCCGTGGTCTTCGCAAATTCCGCCAGCTTTCGTGCCCGGCCGCCCTTCGCGTTCCTGAACTCAGGCTCCACGAAGATGACCTTCTCTTCCAGCATGATTTCGCGACTGTACCACAACTCTCCGATTGTGAGAAGAACCCCTCCCTCTAGCTTCTCTCCGGGCTTGCCGATCACCCCGATGATGCCTGTCTTTCGTGTCAGGGCGCCCCAGATCACGTCTGCCATCTTGCGGAGGTCTGGTTCGACGATGCCGTTCTCCATTGTCGCCGCCCTCGCCAAGTTCATCGCATAGTTGAAGTCCTCGGGCGTGCCAACACGAACAGTCACATCATCCATCAGGTCAGTCCTTCTTTGGCCCCGGCAACGACTGCAGGGTTCTGATGGTCTTTTTTCGCATTTTTTTCACAAAGGCATCAAGGATTTTGTGACCATCGTCAAGTGACCCACCGCCGATATGCTGGACGTCCTCGGGCGGAACGACGTATTCCCCGCCAGCCGCGACGATGGGGACGGTGTCGACCTCTCCGCCGTCAGCCCGGCCGATGTATGGCATCCCTGACCCGCCGTACGGGCGGCCGTGCGGGCTTTCATCGTACGGACCGCTTCGCTCGAACAGGGTCTTGGCGACCTTGAAGCCAGCCATCGAATTGCCCTCGCCCATCGCCGAGATGATGTCTGCCGGGATCACGTATGAGCCGGAGACGACGTGCATGGGCAGGTGGTCCGTTCGACCGGCCACCGAGCTGTGGATCGGCCCCTTGTGGGCCTTCACGCGGCCCCCACGGCGCTCCCGTGCCGTGCGGAGTGCCGCAGCCACGGCCTGATCCTGCGGGTGACCAGCATGGACCATCTCGGAGATGTTCTCCGACACGGTTTCGGGGGAAGAGCCGGGTTTCAAAGGCATGTCGACCTCACGAGTAGCTGACGGCGACCGTCTGGCCGGTGCCGGGTTTGATCACGATGCCGTTTTCAACTGGGAATTCGACGCTGAACTGGCCCACGGTGTTCGGGATCGGCAGTAGGCGATTGCTAGCAACAGCTGCGGCGACCGTCTTCGCGTCGTGGATGCTCCCGAGCGTGGTGCCAGATACAACCACGATCACCTTCACGATCCGGCCCTTTCCGGCTTGCACAACGGTGTCGGAAGTGATGTTGATCTTGGATTTGGAGCCAGCAAGGGCTGTTGCCGCCACGCCCTCGTTGATAGCCGTGGCGCAAGTGTTTAGGGCGGCAGCAATGTTCTTTGCCGCTGTGAGAATGTCGCTGTTCGATGTCGCCATCAGAACCTCCCGTCAGGCTGCATGCGGTATCGGATGTTGCCAAGGCGCCAGAAAGTATTCTGGTCGGCGCTGCCGATGGCAATCGAAAACAGACGACCCCTGATCCGAGGCGTGATGTAGGTCGTGTCTCTGGTCACCAGCTGCGGACCGAAAACCTGCGTCGGCGTCTCCTGATACGGGTAATCGTACGCCCGGATCGTGATGTAGACACGGCCATCCTGATCATCGCTCCCAAAGTAACCCCATTTCATGTCCGGCCAAAGCTGGTCGATGAAGACCTTCTGATCGCCGTCCATCAGCGCGAACAGGCCAGTCTCAAAGATTGGCAGGTCGCGATCAGGCAGGCCTGGAAACTCCTTGGACGTCTCATGCTGGTACAGGTACCGGTCGATACCTGCACCGATGGGTTGACCCAAAATGGACTGGTCCAGCCACGCTGTGCGCGGGAGGATGCCATAATCCCACTGCCCGATCAGGGCATTGTACTTCACGTACTTCACCGGAATGCCGAAAGAGCCGATGATGGGATAGTACCATGCCACCTCGCCAAAACTGGAGTTTGGCGCGCACCGGATGTTGTCGACATGGTCGGTGTCGAGGTCTTGGAAGATGACGTCCCAGATCGGACACGCGATGGTCTGCACGCCCTCGCCGCCAAGCTGGAAGAACTGGTTCTTTCCCATCCAGTACACAGTGCCCTGCATGCTGCCCACAGCCTTCTGCGCGATAAGACCGCAGCCGGTGCCGATCTCGTTGAAGGACCACACATAGGGCAGGTTGATGTACTGCATCGACCAGAGGCCGACATCGGTCCACAGGAGCCCCTGCTGGGGCGCCTGCAGGCCGCCCACGATCTTCGACCCGGACGACAGGCGGAAGGAGCCCGCCTGATTGGTCACCGTGCCGACCCAAGACGAGAAGTTTCCAATGTCGCACCAGCGGACCAGTAGGGGGTCTTTGATACCGGTGAAGGTCGACCCATAGGCGATGATCTGCCGCTCCGGCATCGCGATGAAGAAGCCCTCGTTCACGACGGGAGAGTTCGGGATGATGCCACTCGTCTCCCCGCTGACCGTGGGGTCATAGTAGTAGATCGGACCGCCATTTGGAGACGACACAAGGTACTGACCCCAGTTGCCCAGCGTCCAGTCGTCGGCTGATGTGAAACCGAAGCGGGTGACCGTGAACGAGCCGCCAGTGCCGTTCGCGAGCGTCGCGCCCACGTCAAACGTGATCGTGCTGGTAGACACCCCAACCGCGCTGCTGACCACCGTCCATTGCTGTCCCAGAGCCGAATTGGTGTTGTACCCAGACACGGATACGCCTGACACCGTGATCGTGGTTCCTTCTGGGATCAGGTAGGCGCCAGAGAACACGGCGGTCGCGAGCGTTCCGGAACACGAAACCGACGTCAGGGTAAAGGTCCGAGACCCCGTCGAGGTGACGCCAGAGCCATAGGCTCCGATGTTGTACCCGCCCTTGTTATACCCGGTGCCGGTGCCGGTAGACGCGGGTTTGGTCGACCCGCTGACGAAGTAAGTGATCAGGGCCCGGCCGCCGTTGATGGATGCGCTGTTGGTCGATGTGGCCGCCGCATCCGCCCTGATCTCGAAGGTGTTCGTGACCGAAGGGTCGACATAGGTGACGATGTAGTCGCCGTACAGCGTCAGGCCGCCAACTTCCGTCGGCACCAGAATGGTGAAGGTGTCACCGGCGGAATACCCGTGGTCAGCGAGGGTCACGACGACGGTGGCGGAACCGGATGTCGTCGCAAATGACGGCACGGCGCCGCCGGTCGCGGTCGCGGTAGCAGGCTTTTCGGCTCCAAGGATGTCACGGGAGACGATCTGGTACAGGTTTGTCGACAGCGCGATACACTGGTACAAACCTGACAGGACAATACCTCCGACGGACACCGGGGTAGACAGGAAGATGCTGTCGAACTCGGTGACATTGGACCCGGTGTCCGAAATGACAACGGTCGAAAGGCCGTCACTCGTCGCGAAGGCAACCGGGATAGACGCAAGGTACTTCTGCGGGGAGCGGTCGCCGATCTGCTGGTCGTCGGTCGAGATGACGAACAGGCCTTCGCGCGTCCCGACCCCGAGGTATCGCCTGTCATAAAGGTCAGCCCAAGCGGCGAGTGTGGTCACCGCACCGTTCATGCGGTCAGGCAGCATGAGCGTCCAGCCGCCTAGCTTCTGAGGCAGCGCGGAGCCCTGCCGGTCCGGCACGAACCGGATCAGGTTGCTGCGGCTGATCGCAGCCTCGTTCAATGCTGGGGTGCGGTTCTGATCGACGCCGGGGATCAGCTTCAGGGAGGCGTGCGGCATGTCTTACCCTCGTGTCGGCTGGGCCACCACGGCCGGACCCTGAGACGACCACGCGGCCGCCTCGTACTTCTTCCGCGCCTCTTCGACCGTCGCGCCCTTCAGCAGGGATTGATACTGGCTCTCGTAGGACTGGGCCATCTGGGGATCATCCGACTGACGGCCGAAGTTCCTCTGGTAGGCCGAGATGTAGATCATGGAGGCCATGACCAGCAGGTCGGGGAAGTACTCGCTCAGGAACGTGGTCGAGTTGCTTTCGGACAGGGTGTTCGGGCGGAAGGTCGCGACCACCTCGACATAGTACGTGTCGTCCGGTGCCGGGCCCACGAAGAACAGGTTCTCGTTGAATGGGGCGTAGTACTTCGGCACGCCGGTATTGGCGGCCAAGCTGGAGCCATACACGGCGTCCAGAAATTCCTTCGTGGTGGGCAGAAGGGGCTGCCTGTACGCGGTGCCACTGTCAGGATCGGACTGCCCGGCAGGCAGGATCAGGTTGATCTGCTCACTCACCACGATGGAGCCCTTGCCGTTTGGCAAGGTCATCGGGAAGGACAGCTTTCGGTTCTGCGGCTGCAGCACGTAGTCGAGCCCAGTGATCGCCGTCGACGTGTTCATCAGGTCGAGGTCGCGGTAAATCCGCAGCTCGGCGTAGTTGAGCATCATGGGGATGATGGCTTGGAAGCTCGCGTCATCGACCGACACGACAGCCATCTCGGCCACATTTGCAACGTACGATGTATAGTCCAGTCCCGGCATGTCCGATCCTCGTCCTTTGGCCGCATCCTACACGGAAAAGCTGCCGCAGTCACGGCCTGAAGGACGGAGCGTCAGTGCCGCTTGCCGACCGGAGACGTCGTGATCGCGCGCAGCCCAAGATTGATGGCGACAACGATGGCCACGGCCGCCTTCGGGCCCACCAGCGCGGTCCAGTCCACGCCCGCCAGAACAGGGAGTGCGGCGGTTCCGGCAGCGATGCCGACGTTGATGGCGACAGTGCGCCAGCCCTTCAGGTTCTTCATGGGTAAGCCTTTCGATCCAGCTCGATGTGGGGGTAGTCCTTGAACTTCTTCCAGTCGCCGCCCCAGTCGATCTCGACCCTCAGCTCGGACGCGGCGTACTTGATGGCCTCGGCGACCTTCTTCATCAGCGGGTATGCCGCCATCTCCTCGAACTCGATTTTGCCATCCTTGTTGATGTCGACCCACG